ACAATAATGTTATTGTAGTAATTGCACCAGTTTGATTGAAGATACCTCTACCACCTCTGTAATTCCAATTGGTTGCTGTTGTCAAATCATTTGAAAACATTTGCCAATTGATCATTTTCCATGTTGTAGCGTTTGCATAATCATAAATTGTTAATGCGCATAAACCTTGAGTAGATGCATCACTTCTTGCATCAAATCCAGCATCTAACGAAGTAGCATTAAATGTTTGATTTGCAAGTGAATTTTGATTTAATCCAATTGTGGCATATCTAGTTCCTGAATCACTATTGAATCTCATTTTTGGAAGATTACCAGCATTGGCAGGTCTAAAATTTCTAATAATTAAATACAAATCTTTGTAAGTTCCAGCAATAGATGAACTAGTTACACTTGCACCAGTTAAAGATAAAGTTTCTAATAAAGTCATACCACCAGCAGCAATACTTGCCCACTCAGGAGCAGTTGCACCAGAATTAACAGTTAATACTTGACCAGCTGTGCCAAGTCCTAATCTTGTATTTACATTTGATGTTGATGAACGATATTCAATATCGCCAAGAGTTGTTGATGGGTTTAAATTTTTGGTTGTTGTATCAACAGATGAACCAAGCGTGCGAATAGCAGATGCGCCATCCTTGACCAGAGCGGTGTCGTCTGGTGTTGTCCATCCATAATTAGTAGTGGTTGCCATGTTATCCTTTATCTCAGGCTACGATTGTAGCGTATTCCCATGTTAAAGTTGGATCTATTGTTTGCCATGTTTCAGTTATTGGCATTGTGTTCCAGCGCATAGACGCTTGGCTAAATGCCACAGGCGACAAATTAATGGTCAGGAATAATTCATTAAACCTAGTGCTCCATGACCAGCCTTCAACATATCCTTCAAACTCACCGCCTGATATTTGATCAGGTAAGTTCTGGATGTTTAGCGGTTGCCCCATGAATACGCCTATCAGATTATCCCGATCACTATTGTCAATCTCTGGATTTGTGATTGGGAATGTAATGCTCTGGAATGCTGGTTGTGGGAATGCTCGTTGGGCAATATATCGATCAGCCACAGCTTGAGCATCTACGGCTGAGTGAAGGACTGTGTTCAGGCTTTCGGCTTTATAACCATAAGTTGCAATTGAACTTGCTGAGGTTGCTGTTTTTTGAGATCCAAAATTGTTTCCATAATTGATAACAATGTCATTTCTAATATCACCTGATCGAGTAATTGTGCTTAGTCCTTGACTTAATGCGTGTCTAGCATCAAGATCAACATACCCGTTGGCTAAAAGGTAAGTTTGTCTGTGATCTGCATCGGCATAACCAATGTTTCCTTGATTGTCCTCATATAGATATCCAAATGCTGAGTTAGCGATAAGGCTTGCAATGTTGTAAATGGTATCCGCTTCGGCTGCTCTGTTTTCCATTGTGTATAAGCCCGGAGTGTCAATTTCACCTAGTCCTAGATTTAACGCATTAGCCCATGTTGTAGTTGCATCAAAACCTGCCCAAGTGGTAGCTGCTGGAACATCATTCCAAGAGCCAAGTAATACGCTAGACAATAAATCATAAATCTGATTGCCATCTTCATCCTGTGAAATTGTTCCTAAATACAATTCTCTTGCTAATTTAACAAGTGATCCCATTGCTAAAACTGAGTATTCAACCACGCTTGCAATTGCACCAGTTGCTCCAACCGCAACAGTTATATCAGTTATATCGCCACCAAATAAATTAACATAAGTTCCTGCGCTATTTTTAACCTGTAAATCTAAACTATCGTTAATGTCAAATGGCAAAGTTTGACTAGACAATGCCACAAATGTAATTTGCAAATAAGAAGGATTTGGTTGCTGGTAAATATCTGTTCGACCAGCCTCATGCTGAACATCGCTTATTGCTATATCGGTATAATCAACACCAGCGACAGTTAATTTCCAATCGGGCGACCAAGCAGTCATTATCCTGCAGCTGCCTTAATCGCTTGATAACTTAATGCAGGAGTAGATCTGGCTGCGCTTTGATTAACTACTTTAGCGACAGCTCTTGCAGCACCTTCGCCATCTATTGCATTTACAGTTATGTTGTTAATTGTTGTATTTGCATTTGGCAGAGTACCAAATCCACCACCACCAAAACCACCACTTGGATTTTTACGAACTTGTGCTGATGGGGCTGGGTTAGGTAACAATTGATTATTTAATCCTAAAAAATTACCAACCTTTATCAATTCGTTAGCAAGTGAAACAACCAAGCCAATGGCTTCACGCACAAATGTAATAAATCCAGAAATTTTGCCAATCAAATTCTCAATTGATTTCCCAAAATTTTCTGCACTTCTTTGTGTTTCTGTTAATCCTGCACTTAATCCTTCATCACCTGTTAATCCAGCAATAAAACCATTTAATTTTGGAATACCCTCATCATTTAAGAATGTAATAAACTTTTCAACCTGTGGCAATAATGCAGTTCCTAGACTTTCCTTAGCCTCATCAAATCCAACTTTTAAGCGATCAATTTTGCCTTGAAAAGTTTCTGCGTTTGTAGCAGCTGCGCCACCATAAAGATCTGATAATTTAGTTTGAATCTCTGTGAAAGTTAATGTTGCAAGTTCGGCTTTAGATAATCCAAGCCCTAATCTGCCAAGTGATGCAGTATTACCATCCTGAGCACGACCAAGAGCATTAGCAACCTGTTCTAAATCTAATCCTCGACCTTTTGAGATATCTAATGCAAGTCCTAATAATCTTTGGGCTTCCTCTGTATCTTTTGTGCTGACTGCAAGTCTTTGCATTGCTGGGCGAAGTTGATCATCTGCAACGCCTGTAGCTAAAGAAGTTTGAAGAATAAAATCCTCAGTTGCCTTTATTTGACCCTCAGTTGCACCTGTGGCGCTTCGTAATGCAGCAGCCAATCTAAGTTGCGCTTGCTCATCCTCTATCGCAGCCTTGACCCCATCAACGGCTAATTTAGTGCCATAAGCAACGGCAGCAGCAGCAGCGACCGCAAATGCAGCAGCAGCCTTCTTTCCAAATGCTGAAATCTTTTCGCTGTTAGTTTCAACTGCATTATCAGCTTGATTTAATTTATTCTTAAGATCATCAATATCTGCAAGGATCTTAAGCGATAGGGTTCTGGTATCTCTTGCCACTTATGCCCACTTATCTAAAATGCGATTGTATGAGGCTTCCCATTTGCTAATCAATTCAGGCTGAATTCTGCGAAGCGTTGGATAGATAAACCATCCACGCGAACCTCTGCCTTGTCGTCCTGAATATGCAGGGAACTGTTTGAACTTATTAGATCCAAACTCAACAGCACCCCATAGGGTTTGCGTGTTAGCGCCACCTGAAAATTTCTGTCGTGCGAAACCATACTTGAACTCACCGATTTTGCTGGACTTTGAAATGCTAACGCCATCCGCAACTCTTTGCGCAACTTTGCCTGATTTTGTTCGACCTCTAGCTGCTGTTTTAATTTCCTCAGCTGCGTATGTCGCCAGAGCAGCAGATTGAATTCTTGCTTCCTCAGTCGCTTGATCATCCATAACTTTGAAAGCCTTGAGAATATCGCGTATGTCATTGCGACTGTAAGCAATGGTTTCACTTGCCATACCTCGCCTCCAATACTTCGATCGCTGTTAAAATATCCTCTGCATCAACCCATTCACTCATTGGTATTTGTGTGGCAATTGCCAACTCAACCAATAATCTGTTTAGGCTTCCTGCTGGATGACTTTTGGGTCTGCATCACCGACTATTACATCGGCAATAGTTTCCATCCAAGCATCAAATGGTTTAACTGGTTTTCCAGCAGCTTCACGCTTATGAGCGTTATATGCTAAAAACATCAAATCCCACATTCCAAGTTTTTCTTTTGCTTGGCTTATGGTGTGACCAGTTGATTTTTCCCACTTAGCCCACTCAGGCGGTTGGGCAATATATGTTGCTTGCTCGCCTGAGTTATATTCAATTGTAATTGGTAACTTCATTTTTTGCTCCCGTTTCTATTTTTTAACTAAATGTTTCTGTTACTGCGCCACCTGTAACTAGGAATTCGTAAGTAACTGTTTGTGCATCCATTCCTGATCCACCAACTGTTGGGTAACTTGGCTTAATTGGAAATGAAAAAGATGCGCCTGTTGCGCTTACCAATGTAACTGTGATGTCTGTGTCTGGTGCGCTATCGCAAGCAGTCCAAAGTGCCTCACATACGGAACTTGTCTTGCCCCAATCGGCTAACATTTCAAGTGCAAATGTAGCTGATACATTTGTGGTTTTGTAAGCCTCGCCATCAAGTGTTTGATAGGTCTGTCGCTCTAAAAC